TACCTTTTATCGTCTTAAAGTTGTAATATAATTATTGAATAAACATACCATATTCTCCTGTTTTCTTATCGTGTCCTGCTTTCATTATATGATAAATATTTGCCTCCTCATATCGTCTTATCGCTTTCAATAAGTCATCATAAGTTCGCCTCAATCCATTTTCTTCAAAAGGGATTTTATATTTCTTCGCATAATGCAAGTGCTTATTTTTTGTTTCCTTTTTATCTTCCATACCTCCTGTCTTACCTATTCCTATAATATCTGTTGGTCTCATTATTTTATCTTCTTTTTTTATTTTCTTATCATCTGCGAGTTTGTATTGTCTTGCTAATTCTATTCCTTTTTTTCTTATCTCATACATTTTATCTTCATACGCTTTCTCCGCTTTGTTTTGTTCCTGTCTCACTCTATTACCTATTTCAATAAGAGTATTCATTCTCTTTGGTTGAATAGGGTCTCTTTCTAATAATGATTTTGTTCTTACTATATCTTTCGGTTTTCTTGTCCGTCTAAATTTATCTATTTCTTCTTGTGAAAATAAGTTCGCTTCGTCCATTATATATTAGCAATAGATTTTATTTGTATCTTTTTAATATTGTATCTTACTTGAATCTTATTCATTAAAGTATTATATCCTTCTTCATCATCTATATCTACATTACGAGATGAGTTCTTCACAATCTTTCTAAAAGAATTACACATCATATACGCTTCTCCTGTTGTATAAATTTTATCAAAGAATTTAATTTCATTACCATTATCAATATTGTTTTGTTGATTCGCCAAGTAGTATTTATACACTTGATATTCGCATTCAGGTTTTAAATAAAATTTAACTTCTGTCTGTCCGTCTTTATGGTTAATAACTTTGTTTCCAATAAAAGGTTCTTCAAGCGTAAGCATCTGTGCTGAACCATTTAATCCTTTGAAACGATATTTGCTATGCCATTCTCCATCTTTCTTATAAGAGTATAACCAAGACTTCTTTTCCAAACAATAGAATAAATATTCATCTCCAATTGCATCTTCAAGTTCATCTTCAAATGAACCAAATACTTTTGAACCATCTTGATAAATCTTATGGTTCTTATATCTTTCATCTACATCTTCTACTTCCTTCCAGTGAGGGACTTGGATATTTTCATCATCAACCCATTTCTTCCAGTTGATAAAATCTTTATATCTAAATTTTGATGCGTCAGTATCTGTATATAATAGATTTGCTTTTCCAATCTTGGAATAACTATTCTCAAACATATATCGTTTAGCATAGTCATAGATTAACACTCCAAGATAAATAGGTCTTTGTTGATTAATTAATGTTTCAGCATCAACTTCGTATGTAAGAAACATCTTACCTCCAACTGCATTTATGAAGTTAATAGAAGTTGCTTTTTCTTTAATTTTCAAGAATTCAGCACAAGTATCAATATCAATAGTTTTTTCTGTATGTAATCCTTCAATAACCTTACCTGATAATGAGTTCATCAATAATTTTAATGTTTCTCTTAAAGCAGGATTATATCCTTCCTTACCTTTCAAACTATCTTGTTTATTTTTCTCCTTCATAAATTCAAGTAAGAAACCAAACATATCACAAGATTTTTTCTTTTCAGTAAATGTGAATCCTTTCTTAACTACAACATCACAACCATATTTTCTCAATAGTCCTATCATCACATTACTAATCAAATAATTTTCAAGAACATTAGTAGAAGACCAATCGTTTTCCATAGGTAATTTTTCAGCATATATGTTTGGTAGATTCTTATCCTTCAAACAACTTTGGTCTATATCACAATAATAGAATCCAATAACATCATCACCTTTATATACAGCAGTCTCAACCATTTCACCGCAAGGATAATAACAATTTAAAACCGCCATCACATAAGGATACAAAGAACACACATCAGTAGATACTAAACGCTCTTGCACTTTTTGAACTCCATTAAACATTTCAACACGACCAGCAATCTTGGATTTCTGTAAATTAGTGTATGTTTCAAAATCAAGTTTAGGTAAGTCAAATTGTTTTTTAGATTTATTATCACTAAACACCTTGTAGATTAATGAACCAATAGTTTTTGTTTGGTAAATATCCTTTGCGTATTTCTGTGTAGCAGGGATTGCTTCAAGAGCATTCATATAACGCTTGTATAACACAGCAGTTGCTAATACATCATATTCATTATATTCTTTCAATTCATCATTACCTGTAATGTATTCAATAAGTTTATTATCATCAAATAATTCCTGTGCGTAGTTGTGATTGAATTCCTTTTTAGCACAGCATTCAATCTTAAAATCTTTACAATTCTTTTTTAATGAACCCATTAAGTGCTTACGAATATCAAACATATTATGACGACCATTAATTCTAAAATTCAATAACTGATTACCATTAAAGAACACATCACTAATTCTGTAATCATAAGTAGGATTCTCTTTAATGAAATTTAAGAAACCTTCAAGCAAGATGAAATTATCAAAATTAGTATTATTGAAACCAACAAATATTAGCATCTTATCAAGTTGATATTCTGCAAACCATTTAAGCATTTCATTATTACAATCATATCCCAAAAATGTTTTACAATTAGTATTACGAATATCCTTTATTTGGTCTTTTAATTTCTCATCTTTTGTTCTACCATATTCCTCATCTATTCTTTCTAATTCTGTTAATTGAAATGGAGTCAAAGTTAAAATACTTAATGAATAAGGTCTCATACAAGATGAAGAGTTGAAATCAATAATTGTTTCATAATCAAAGAATACATATTCAATAGGAGTTTTAGTAGTTGATTTATTATTAATATTAATCTCACGACAAGTAAATAACATTCTATCTTCTTTAATAATTCTACCACCATATCCAAGATAAATATTATCCATCAACTTTGGTTTTCCAACACATATATCAGCGTGATTATTTACTTCATCATAAACAATAAAATAATTGTCTTCATAAGAACCTGTAATATAAACAATCTCAACATCGTCCATATCTAATTTACCACACACATTATTAGTGATTCTTTTCTTTTCTTTAATTTCCTTTTTAATAGGATTACGAGCAATAATATCAGCAGATTTTTTATTAATCAAGAAACCATTTCCAATCACAGCAATAGGTAGTTTTTCTTTTAAAATCAAACTTGTTAATTTAGTAATATCACGAAGAGATTCAGGTTTAACACCATATTTATTACTATCATAACCACACGCTAATAGACTCTCATAAACACACAAATTCTTTTTACTTTGAATTCCTTTTACATAGAAGACCATATCTTCACTTGAACCATTTGTAGAACCAATATCTTCCACACCAACAGAGAAGGTAGAATAATCAATTTCATATTCTTCTTTGTTAATAGGGTCGCTTCCTGTTGAACCTGATTTAACCATACCACTAAACATACCTGCAAGTTCATCTTCAAAATCAGCAAAGTCATAAATATTATCACTTCTCATCGCTCTACCCTCTGTAATTTCTCCATCATCTTTTCTTCTAAAATAAATCATAATATAACTTGTTCCACCACCTAATGCTTCTACTTCATTCTTAATAACATTATAGAAGTCTTCTTCATTATCAACACCATTATAATTAAAGTTCCACTTGGTGAATTTCTTATTCATTAAACTTTCTACAAGTTTCTTACCTTTTAACGAGATAGGATTTTTCACTATTTCAGTTGTTTCAGTTGTCTTCTTAATCTTACCTACTTTTTCTTTTCTTCTTCTAATGACTTCATTATAGACTGCCTCCTTATATTTTTGACCTCCTACTTTTAATGCTTGTTTGGTTTCCTTACCTTTAACCATCTTCTTTGGGACATAGTTCAACGACTTTGCAACGCTTTCAAACCTAATCTGCTTTCCAAATGGAATGTTAAGACCTTTGAGGGCAACTTTGAGGGCATCACTATTAATACTCATTTTATATACTATATTTAGAAAATATTCCTAAATATTTTTGGAATTAGAAAATCAATTTTTTTGAATATCAAAAACTATTAAATCCATATCTACCCTAAACTCTTATTCACTCTCATTTTGATATATATTACACAGCATAAATGTATAATATATAGTTAAGCATTCTTTTTCCTTACCATTTATGGTTTGCCTACTCCTCCTTCTTTCCATAATTTAAAGTTAGGACTATTTAACATCAAATCCTTATTGCGTATGACTTTCTCTAAATCAAATTGAGCGTTCTCATAAGTATTCATATCATCAACAAATTTTACAAGTTGTTTTTCTTGATTATCTAATTGACTATAATATATAGGTTTTCCTTTTACTTTATATAATTCTTTTTCAGCAGGTTCTTTCTTTTCTTTAACAGGTTTCACCTCTTCAAGAGTCATCTCAATATTTTCTTTTTCCTTCTTCTTTTTCTTAATCTCTTTCTTCAAGTGTTGAGGAATCAATTTTGTTGCTTTGTATTCAATATAGTCGGTTTCAGTATATGGTTCAGGATTTTCAGGAGGTGCAAATCCACTCTTCTCATAGTTATAATCTTTATCACCTAAATAAGGATAGATTGGTTCTTTCTTCAAATCACTTTCAAACTTTTTATATATAGGTCTTCCTTCTGTATCAAATTTATCTGTCTTCTGTTTAGGTATGACATATTCATCTCCTAATTTCTTTAATTCTGCTTGAACCCTTTTCTGTTTTTCTGCTTCAAACCAAACCATATCAATATCTTTCTTTTTCTTTTCCTCACCTTTCTTTGGTCTTCCTTTTGTTCCTTTATTCTTTTCTTTCCATTCTTGTTTCAATTTCTTTTCTATATCTTTTATTATCTTTTTCTGTCCTGATTGTAGTTTCCTTTTTGCACGATAGTTAATATTTATCGCCATCATCTTATCTTTCCAATTTGTATATTTAGCATCGTCTTCTTTCATAGCATAATAGTATTCATTCTGTTTTTTATTATAATCTGCTCTATGACCTTCACGATAAACTCTCTGTGCGTTTTTCAACTGCTCTTTGCGTCTTGCTTTCTTTTCTTCTTCACTTAATTTAAGTTTCTTTCCTGAACCTAATCCTCCTTCTCCTATTAATTTAAGGTCTTCGTGTTTCAATACATAGATAGGAGTCTTACCATCTGCACCCTTTGGAACAAAAGGATTTATAATCTTGTTTTTAATCAAGTGTTGAACTTGTTCGTCAGTAAGCACATAATTTTTAGTGTAATCCATTTTATATACTATATCAAGAAAATAATTCCTAAATATAGAATTTATAGGGGTTTAAAATATGCCTTCAATAATCTTAAATTTTCATCAGGTTCATCACTCCAAATCTCCAAGAAATCTTCATAGTCTTTTAAATATGTATCATTAATAGGTCTATGAGTCAAATCATAATCACACGCTACACAATACCAACCGCACTGACTACTCCTTACATTTTGTATTTGTTTTTTACTATATGCGATTGGTTTAAATTCTTTAAAATATTCTTCAACTTCTTTCGGCATATCAAGTCCAAAAGGGTCAAAGTATAAACACTTAACTACACGATATTCATCATCATTATCACTATCCCTATCAGCATCACAATATAACCGAGCATAGACCCAGTGAGTCCCTTCACCAGCATCGTAATTTTGCATATTAATATAATATGACCCTAAATCCTTTGGTAGTGTATCCAATCTATCTTTATTTACTATACCTATTAATGGAAGATTCAATCTATTACTTAATTCTTCTATATCAAAGTTTGTAATCATATATTATACAATAACATAAGATTTTATTTTATTCATCTTCATTATACATTCCACATTCTATTTCCATACATCTCCTACAATATTCAGCATTATACAAAGCACTTTCATCACATTTTTCTCCATCTTTATTTATTCTACAACATTCAATTTTTACCAACCCTGATGCTACTTTACATTCTTCACAATTCCATAATTTCTCATATCCTTTCAAGCAACCACGATTATATAATTTTTCTTTACAATAACCGAAAGCACAATCAGGTTGTTCTTTTTTACTCCATTCTAAATTTCCATCTTCATCAAATTTTAAATCATAATTCACTACTACATAACTACAATTCCAATTTCCATAATCAATATGAGACTGCTCGTATTCGCTTCTCCAACCACAAAACTTACAAGCATCATCTTCATAAATTTCTTCCACACCTAAATCAATCTCACATTCATCGTGTATATGTAATTCTTTATCCCAAGTTTCTTTATCCCAAAATGATTTCCCAATAAATGCCCTACAATCATCATCACCTTTTACCCTAACCATTATACCATCTCTTTCTAATGCTTTTTCTATTTTTGAATTTTTATAACAATCCAAGCATAACATAAATTCATTACTATCATCATATTCATACACAGCACAATCGTAGTGTATTTTTGCATTACATTCAACACAAAATACTTTCTCCTTTGGACGAAATTTACCATTACAGGTTTCACAGCGAGGGACGACGACAACAGGTTTGGAAGACATTTTATATACTATATTGAGAAAAAAATTTCAAATATTCCTAAATAATTCCTAAAATATCTATTACTGAAAATACATATTTTACTTTTTATCAACTTTAATGACAGCATTTATCGTCTGCGAACTATTAATACTTTTATAGGCAGGATTCTTAACTGCATCTATGGTAAGAGAACTTGGACGACAACCTCCTTGAATTTGCACCTCCACATTCAATTCCTTATTTATGCTAAACATATCGTTTATTCTACTTTGAAGCATCTATATATATCTAAAAGAAATTAATACAATCCTCTTCCATAATATAATCCAGCACCCATTAATTTATTCGCTTGACTTTGAGATATACCACCATATCCGCTGTCAGTTCCTCCTTGCTGTAAATAAGTTGTAGGAACAAATGGATTCATAGCAGGACTATCCATTCTTTGATAAGGAGACATAAAACCATAATCACTTGGAGATTCAATTGAACTTGGTCTAACATTTGCACTCAATCTCGCTCCCATTCTTTCAGCATCAGCAACAGAAACATTATCCATAATAGCATTTGTTAATTTCAATCCACCATAGTTATTTTTAAGTGCCTGTTTAAATGCTTTTGACTGCGAAGCACCACGACCTTTCTTAACCCTTCTCATACCAAGACCTGACATCAAAGAAGCAGAAGCAGTATCATAAATTAAACTTTTAGCATCAGGATATTTTCCAGCAAGAGCATCTTGTGCTACACCTCTATATTCAGCAGGTAATTTATCAATCTGTCTATCAAGTGCCTCAACAGCATACATTTTCGCATCTCTTTTTAATGAATCAACACCTGCCTTTGGATTAAATTTAACACCAAGTTTTCCTTTTGAAGGTTCAATACTATCTACTAAACTACCACTTGCTCTATCTAATGTAGCACCTAACATTTCACCTGCCATAGGATTTCCTGTATAAGCACCAACTGCCGTTCCAACTGCTCTTGCTCCAACGCTTAATGCAGTCTTACCTATTTTCTTTGCTTCTCCTATAAATTGTTTCTTGCCTATACCTGTAAATTTTTTAAGAGTTTGAAAGAATCCTGAACCTTTGATTTGTGCTTTTTGTGCTTCACTCATACCTCTCATAGAACGGATAATTGCCATATATTGTTTTCTTGCTTCCGCAGGAGACATACCAGCACCTGTTTTCTTTGAATAAGCATCACTCGCATATTTTGAAGCAACATTACCAACAACAGCACCTGACATTCCAGTAGGGTCTCCCAACGCCATAGAGGCGAGAGTAGTAGCAACAGGTATTCCTTCTTCTATTGCGTGTTTTCCAATCTGTTTATATACATTCATAGCATCTTTTGAAGTTAATGCTTTTTCAGCAGGTTTAATGACTGCTTTATCAACTGCACGAATCGCTTTATCAGCACCTGACTTAATATCACGACCAAGTTTCTTAAATGCTTTTCCAATATTGATTCCTGAACCTTTCATCATAGTTGCTTCAATTTCGTCAGGAGACAACATAATTCTAACTCCTTTGTTCTTCTTAAATCCTGTTAATAATTTTTTCGCATTAGGTGCTTTAAGTAAAACTACTTCGCTTCCTTTGTCGCTTCCCATTTGTCGTAATGGAATATTGATTGCTCCACCACTCATAAGTTTATGTGCCTGTAAGGGTGATAAGTGAATTTGATGAGGAACATACATCTTTTATAATATATCTAAACATTTTAATTTTACGCTAAATAATTATGTAATATTATCATTACTTGATTATTTTATTATTATATTTGCTCTAATTTTATTTAAGCAATTCTTGCACCAGTTGTCAAATCAATTACCATCTCACGCTCAAACTCAACGAACACCATTAGGTCAGTAGGAGTGAGGGAAGCATTTGTTCCTACAATTTGGACTGAACGACTAACACCTGCTTCGGCAGGAAGAATACGAGAGCAGTTTCCGTAATAATATCTCATACCACGACTGAAATCTTCTTGCGAGATAAGACCTGATGTTAAACCAGTAGTTAGACCTCCGTTCAACTGATTAGATGATGCTAATTCGTGGCAGAACGCTTCATAATCATACATCTCATTATTCAAGAATAAATTAACACCACTTACTAAAATATTAAAGTTAGTTAAAGTAATTGGGTCAGGAGTAGCACCTGATGTAGAAAATGGTGAAGTAATTGTTGAAATTCCAGTAGCAGTTGTTCCAATACAAGCATTCGCAGACTTACTCAAAAATGGGACTACTAATACGCTCTTAATATTTGAAATTCCGTTAGAAACCAAAAAGTTAAAAGGACTTCCACCAGCAATATCGTTAAACTGATATTGGAAAATATCGCAATACTTAATCTTCTTGGTAGGAGCAAGGGAAAGATATTGTTGTTCTTTCAAAGGTGTAAATTTATAGATAGGAGCATACAAACGAACAGATTGAAGTTTTGTCTTACCATCAGCAGTATTAGCGTTTGTTTGTGTGAATTGATTTTGGTAAATAGACAAAGACAACTGATATGTATCAGGAGTGAGACCACTACAACCTTGACCGACATCATTAGAAGCAATAGTGAAAGGACACGATAGACCACCATTAATGGAAGGAGCAGATGTAAGTAAAAGATTACCACCAGTTGTAGCACCAGTAGTAGCAGTAGCGTTAGTAGGAGCAACCACACTAAATGTAGCGATAGTTTGATTAGTATTCAAGTAAAAACGAATAGTAGAACCTTTAAGAAGAGGCATCTTATCAAAATAATCGTGTAAATCTTTGAGACGCAATTTAGCGTATATTTGCCAAGTAGCACAACCAGTAGCAACCTTTGCATTTGAACGATAGACAGAATCACAAGTTGCCTGTCCGTTAATTAGACCTTGTGAAGTAGCAACACTACCAGCAGTAGGACAATACCCAACCCATTCTTGACGACACAATAGACCATCATTATAAGCATATTGACAGAAAGGAGAAGTAGTAGGATTTGGAACACCTGATGCGACAGCAGTTTTATTTCCAATTAGACCTGATGCAGGTGAGACCGCATAGTGAGCGACTTGTGCTGTGGCGACCGCAATTTCTGTGCCGATAATAGCGGAAAGACCAACAGGATTAGGAGCATTTCTATTATTAGATAGACCACGACCATTAGGAACAGAACCAACAGCAGTTCCATCATCTGTATCATACGCCCAAGAACCAGCATTATCAGGACAAAAACCAATAGATGCTCCGTGATTCTTAACATCATCTTTGCTAAAAGAAGTCATCGCTTTAAAACTTCTAAATACATTTGTAAATGGAGTCTGTTGAACCACATTTTGATTGTTAAATTCAATAGTCATACTATTAATGATGTGCCAAAAACCATTCTTAAACGCCCAAGTGTGAAGAGGATTTACAGAGTTTGCTACAATATTACCAGCAGTAGCACTTGTTAATTGTGCGACCAAAGGCATCATTATATAACCCTCATTCCAGTTAATCCACCCACCAGCATTACTTAAAGGTGTTGAGTCAATCACGACCTGCGAACTATAATTACCATTATTGTTGTCATTTACATACAACCATCTTTTAGATATGAAATCTTGTGTATCCACTACGGATTGAACGCTTTCTTCAAAGACGAGATTATCTGCCATATTATAAATTATATTAAGATAAAAATTTTCCTAAAATAATTCAATTTACTAAATTTTATTGATTACACATTAAACGATATATATTTCTTTGGATTTGATGACTTTATCTTCACACTTTCCAACATATTTTTTTTATTTGACTTTTCGCTAAATGTTTGATAAGGGTGTTTCACATCAGTTTTTTCATAGAATTCTTTTGTCATTCCTCTACCTGCTGTTGAGGTTCTTAATTTCATAGGTAATACTGCACCACCTACTCGTATAACATTTGAGTTGTGAAGAGAAGTTCTTGGTAATACAATTCTCATTTTATATATTACTAAAAGATTATAATTTTATATAGTTTCATATTTATTTTTTACAACAAGAGTAATCAAAGTATTTGGGTCTTGAAACTTGACTCTATTACCAAGTTGGTCTCTAAATTCACATATAAATTCGTTATATTGTCCGTCTTCAATTTTAATCCACGCTAATTCGCTCACCTGATATGAACTCAATCCGCCAAACACTACATCACTTGGAGTGAAACTAAATATCAATTGACTTGGAATAACTGCTCTATTATTTACTAAACTACAATACATAAGGAATGAACTATAAGGAGTAATTTGAGGTGCTGTTGAAGAAAGTTGAGATTGACTGACCGCAAATGATGGTGTCTGCGTCTGTGCTGGTGGAACTCCTGCTATAACACCTGCTGGATATTGACCTGCTGTATAACCTATAACTTGTTGGAAATTTGTATTTGGTATGACGAAGTATGGTAAGATAGAATTAGTTGGTAGAACCCAAGTAGCACCTGCTGGTAGAACCCAAGTATTAGCAGTAGCAATAGCAACAGAAATCAAGTATTCGTTAAGTTGGACTGCATATCTCGGTTCATTAACAATCATCTCTAATAGATATACATAATCACCTGCTGTATCCACTAAATAATGTTTATTAGCAATCATAGTAAATTGTAAGAATTCGTTAAGAGTCTTTATAGAGTAATATCCGTCAGGAATTGAAACAAGATGAGTTGTTCCATCTACCCATATATAACTAAATGAATTGTTAGTATAATTAGCAGTAATATTAAAAGCACTAAAATAAATTGATACTTCTTGAACTCCTATATAATCATCTTTAAAATTATAACCTCCATTTGGAAATACATATTTGAATGCGGTATTATCACTACCTGCTACTACACTTGATGAGTTGAGAATGAGTGTTTTCATATTATATATTATCATAATATAAAAATTTCCTAAACTTTATAAAAAATTATTTTATTTCCATTAATAACGATAATCCTTCATTTTTAGTAATTCTTCCTTCGTGAATGAATTTGGTAATTAGTCCTCTTAATTCTCTTATAACACTCTCACCATTATTACCTGCTATAAATGAACCTTTTAAAAGATTGAATCTATCTAAATCTTCTTTCTCTTCTCCTGTATCACCTTTCTTTAATTTAAATAATTCAAGTAATCCTGCACCTTTACATACCTTATGGAAGTGAGTTTTTTCATCATTATCAAGAGTATTAAATAATCGTTCATTCATCTTACCTGTATCAAATATATCTAAAACAAAATCTTTGTAATCATCTGTTATGGTCTTTGGTTTAATAGCAGGAATAGAACCTAAACTTGGATACTTAACATTAAATACATTATTATTAACAAGGTGAGGATAATGCATCACATACTTTCCAAATTGTTTATATGTTGGTTGATTTTCTACTGCTATACCTCTACCTACTAATTTCTTAACAGATATTCTTCCTTTCACACCTGACCCACACATACCTTGCCCCATCTTTTCATCTTTCATTATTTTACTATCAGGCATCTTACGAAAACCTTTCTTCATTTTCTTCATACCAAATCCTGATAGACCTCTTTTATCTCTTGTTTCTTCATAATCAGCAGGATTAAATAACCTCATATCATCAGGGTTATACATAAGATTACTTTCAATTACAGGTTTAATTACTCTATCCATTATCATAGCGTGTATTTGTCTTTTAGTAGTAATCGCAGAATTAAATACAGGAGGAAGACCTAATTGCACTCCATAATTTAAATTTGCGTATTGATATATTAAATCTACTATTGGTTGAATATCTTTTACTTTTACAGCAGAAACTAAATCTCTTACCCTTCCATCTACATTTCTTAAAACACCTTCAATAGCGTTTTGACTAATAGGAGACTCTATTTCATCAAACACATTACTAATTAATTGTCCTCTTTCTTGTGCGGATAATTGAGGTTCTAATGATACAGATTCTCTTCTCGGTGCAAGTGGTGTGTCATCATATTCATAAACTGATTGTCTTCTTATTCTTGGAACTTCACCTCTACTCATCTCTTCCATCATTTCTGCTGATAAATTTTCCAATCCTTTTATTGTGGTAGGTGTATTAAAATATTTATCAAATTTGACTCCCATAACATAATCTCTAAATTCAGGATTTGATTGCATTTCCTTATCATAATCACTTGCTAATACTGATTGTTGGTTTAATACATTACCATATTCAGTTTCTTCAATTTCTTCAATTGTCATTCCTACATTCTCTTTTAAATCTTCATCAAATGCTGAATGGAGAACACTTAATAACGCTCTTGCTTCATTTTGGTCTCTTATTTCATCTACACTTCTATATCCTGCTTCATTTAATTTTCTCATTTCTATTACCTGTAATCTTGAAGCAAATGTTGGTCTTTCATTTAATACTGAATTTATATCGTCTGCTAATGATTGTGATTCTTCATCGTCAGCAAATTCTGCTAAACTTCTAACATCTTCACTCATACGAGAAGCAAGAGTAGATGATTCATCGTCCATACTTGTTCTAACTTTTTGATATATATTACCTTGACTATCCCTCTTAATTGTTAGATTATCTTCTTGATTTTTAAATCTTTTTAAATATCTTGCGTTGTCTTCTATTTCTTTACCTGATAATGCACCGAAATCTGTTGTAATTTCATCTAACACATCAGTAGGAGGTAGATTTTCACCACCAGCAGTAGCAAGTGTTGTTTTCCAATTAGAAGCAAATTGTTTTAATGCTCTATCATCAGCACCTCCAAGTTTTCCTTCAATAAATTCTCCAATCTGTTCTTCCTCACCTGAATTAATTAAATCTACTATACCACTCCTTATACCATCTAAATCTTGTATTGTAATCATTTTATAGTCAAGCATTAATCTACCTAAATCTCCTGCTAATATTGTTCTTGTAGTGTTATTTAATTTAGAAGTTTTAAAACTATTAATTTGGTCTAATGATGGGTAAATACCTAAATACTTTCTCAAATACTTATCAATAGTAGCAAATTTTTTAGCACCAATCAAATTCACAATAGTAGGATTTGAAATCGTTTTTAGTGTTAGTATGATATTATCTTCACTTGGCATCATTTCTTGTAATTCCTCAATTGTTGCTGGAATACCTGCTAAATTTGCTGTTCCTTGTGATTTATTTGTCATTTGTAAAAATTGTTTTATCTTTTGATTCACAAACGCAGGGTCAAGTAATCTTAATCTTGATTTAACTCCATCTTTTGCTAATGTTGCTTTGAATTGAGGGTATAGTGCAAGTAATTTAATTTTATCATCTGTTGATATACCTCCTATTACTTCCATAACTGCTGTATAACCATATCCTATATCATTCATCATAGTCTGTATAAGTTCATTATCTATCGCTTGAATATCTGCTCTTAATTCTGCCTCTGTTTTATATTGAGGAGGAACAGGTGGTGCTTCATCAGGTTTCCTAATCTTCTTTTCAAGAACATTTGAATTCTCAATCTCTACTTGGAGGTTTGCTAAATATTCATTCTTCATTTGTTGAAGTTCTGCTTTACTTCTTGCTTTACCGAACATTTTATAATATATAATAACATAATATTTTCTATGAAATTATAAAAAATTCGCAATAATTCATTAGTTTTCTAAATCATATATATCATTAAAATTCTTTCTAAATCTATCCTTCATTTCGCCGTCCATATCAACCATTAGAAAATCTTTCTTCTCCTTTGTAGCGTCTTTATACATAGCATCTAATTCTTCTTTATCTACACCTAAACTATATTCTGCCATAATTCTATGTAAATCCTTTAACGAACTCAATTGTTTAATTATCAAGTAGTTTAAATTTTGTCTTATGATTCTTGGAACACGATAATATGACTGACTAATATATATCAAACTACAATTCAATTTTCTTGCTCTAATAAAATACTGCTCTAATGCTGTTTGATTCTTCTCTAAAACTAAATCGTCCATAACTATTAGTGATTGGTCTTCTTTATCAAAGTCATCAAGATTAGGAGCATTAGCAATACCTTCTCTAATATCAACCCCATCTTTTAACTTATCTTCTAAATAGTTGTATAATGGTTCATCTTTGTTTTTAGTGATTATTACTATATTATTAAATGTGTTGTTAAAATTATGGATTATATTTAGGAGTGTTTGTGTTTTTCCTGCACCTGATGAACCTATAATAAGCATACGAAATGGGATTTTAATCTTATGAACTTCAAAGTTAGGATTGTGTTGTGCTAATAGAAATTTTTTAGGAATCACATCATACCAATTGATTAACTCTGCTTCTTTCTTCTTTTTAGGAGGCATCTTATAGTATATAAATATAAAATATTATAAACTTTTAAAAAATTTTCTAAATGTAATATATAAATGGCGACTTATACTCCTCCAAGTAATATTGAACCGATTACGATTTTTAATCCTGTCTTTTTTGAAAGTGCTGACGCTACGCTGACTCAAAGTGAAGCAGATAAAAGATATTTAAGATTTCCAGTAGCACAGGGAACAGAAAATTTACAAGCAATAAATGTTAATGGTATAGCAAGTTTTAATAATAATGTTATTGTTGGTTCTACTTCTACACCAAATCTTACTCCTATTATTACTACTAATAAAGCGGATTTAACAATTGGAAGTGGTGGTAGTGGTAATATGGATATAGAATGTCCTGTGAATATTGGTGGGTTTGGTTCTTTAAACCTAATTACTGCTCCACTTAATTTAAGTGGGAATTCAAATATACAACAAACAGGAACAACTACATTAAATAATCTTAATGCAACTCTTATCACTACTGGTCTTGGTGCTTCTGCTAATTCTTCATTTGCGATTAGAGATAGTGTTGCGAATAATAATATTCTTTTCTTACCTAACTCTACATTAGGAGCATATAATCCTGCTACTGATGCTGGTAATGAAGTTGTTATGGCGTATGGTGCGAGTGTTGGAACTGAAACATTAGAATTAACAACTTGGTCTTCTACTAATTCTGCTGTAAAAATTTCTCCTACTGCTGTATATATTGGTGCTGGTGGAGCATCTATTACCCCTACTTCAAGTGTTTTATGTAATGGTTCATCAGTTGTTGTTGCTCCTTCAATAACATTTCCTGATACAAGAGTCCAAGATTCCGCATTTACAGGTGCTGGTGCTTTAACAGGTTCTTATACAAATACAAATATGACTATTGATGCTAATGGAAAAATTACTGCTCTTGCTAATGGTTCTGCTGGTGTAGTTCAATTTCAACCTACTTTTCATAATTTTAGTGATTATCAAACTGGAACATCAGGTTATTCACAAGGTGCTTATATAAATTGGGGTTCAGGTTGGGGTGCATTAGATTATGCTGTTATAAGAGTAATTGCTACTGGAAATTGGGGTAATTCAGGTTCAGGTTGGCAAAATTACGCTACTACAAGTGGTATGTTAATTATTAGACCTTATTTTGCTTCTGCTGGTGTAATTGGAAGTTTAGGAAGTCCAAATATATTTTGGAGCACGAATAGCGGTAGTGTTATGGGTTCAACAGGTAAATTAGCGTATTATAGTGGTGCTGTTAATAATGGAAGTCAGGGTTATTTCTTTCTTTATGGTAATGGTGGTTCAGGTGGTGGTAGTGCTGGTTCTATCCAATTAATGTTTGATGCACCTGGTTCTGCTGGTGGGTGGCAATATAGTTGCACTTATGAATATATGATACACTCTTATTCAGGTGCTACTATTACATTTACAAATGGTGCTGGTGGTGGAGGAAATACTACAAATAATAATCTTCCATAAATATTTAGTAATATTATATTATTTATTTTCTATATAGAATATATAATATGAGTTCTACAAACATTCAAGAATATATAGACCAACAACTATCTTTTGAATCTGCTAATGGTGATAAAAAGATTACATTTGGTTCTGCTACTGGAACGACAGAAGGAATTGAAATTGAATATGATAGATTAACGACTCCAAAAATATTTAAGATTTCACCTGCTGGTGTAAATTGGAATGATGGAGTAGATAATTATAATACAGGTTTAGCAAGATTAGCAGTAGTCCAACAAGCATTTCAGGCAGTAGAATTACCTCCAAATGCTACTACATTAAAATTAAATAAAACAATTTTAGTTGATGCTGGAATTGCTACTCAAACTACAACTATTAATGACGGAACTGCTATTTTTTCTAATGCTTCTACTGGTGGTGCTTTAAATCCTCAACTTACTCTTACTAATACTAATACTGATAATACTTCTGTTGCTTTGGAAATATATAAAAATAAACCTACCGCTCCTTCTAATGGAGATGTTCTATTTAATCAATCTGTATATGGAAAGGATAGTGGTAATGCAAAACAAGAATATACAAGAATTACTCATACCATAAGAGATTTGACTGCTGGTGTGGAAGATGGTTCTATTGAAATGGGTTGTATGGTTAATGGTTCATTTAATAATTTCTTACAAATAAACGGAAATCAAAATGAGGTCAATTGTTTAAAAGTTTTGGATATGGGAGGGCATAATATTAGAACTTCTACTGGTGATATGACTATTGATACGACTGGGTCAAGTGGAAGCGGAAATATTACGATTGCTGGAAAATCTGCTGGAACTACTAATATTAATGCTACTACAATTGGTATAAATGCTTCTTCTATTTTGACTATGAGTGCTACTGGTGCTGGTGCTTATATGACTGCTACTATTGATGACGCTATTACTTTGACTTCTGTAAATGACGATATTATTTTGAATGCAAGTAATGGTTCTTGTAAAGTGAGTGCTACATCATTACAATTAAATACCATTAATATTATACCTCGTAATTCTTTTAATACTGGTTCGTTTTCTGTAATAGGAAGTCCTACCGCAACTATAATTAATTTCGGTGCTCCTGCTGATATGATTGCTAATACAACTTGGAAGGTAGAAGTTGGTTTTTATACTGGTGCTATTAATAATAGAAATATCATTACTTATATAGTTGTAGATACTACTAATACTGATTGCGTTTTAAACTCTGTATTTGGATATGCTAATGGTGGTCTTCAAACTGCTATTCAATATGACCCTGCTGGAACTCCTATGGGAACTTATTGTAGTTTTGTTGATACTTTCCAAATTAACTCTTCCGCTGTTGGTGCTTGTAGTTTTATTTTAACTGGTGGAACGAGTGATAGTTCTACTTGGAGCGGAACTTATAGAACATCAATTATATTAACTCGCTTACAATAAAATAATATTTGTATAATGTATGATTCAATCTTATACAAGTGAAGGTCAATCAATCTCTGTTTTGGAAGAGATATTAGGTGAGAAGAAACCTGCGAGGAAATGGTTTCAAAAATATAGTTGTTTATTCTGTTGGTATGTAAAAAAATAATATATTTACATTATATATGTTAAGCGAAGTATTTTGGGTTGCATTTATAACAACAATATCAGGTATGATAATTAAATTAGCATCTATGGCATATAAGAGTAAATGTAGTGAATGTTCTTTCTGTTGTGTTAAGGTAATACGAAATGTAGATTTAGAAGAAAAAGAATTAGAGTTTGAATTACAGCATAAAGTTCCTGATAGTCCAAAAGAAGAAAAATAAATTCTATGTTATTATATAATGGATAATAAGATAGAAGAATTATATAAATGGTCTAATCCAAAACAGGCACAAAAGAAAGCAGAAAAATATTTAGGAAAAGATGTGGAGTTGTTTGTGAGTGAAACAAAAGATAAAAAATATGATATTTATGACCCTAATTTAGAGAAGTGGATTTCATTCGGTCAATTAGGATTTGAGGATTTTACAAAGCATAAAGATAAGGAAAGAAGACAAAGATATTTAAATCGTGCAACTAATATAAAAGGTGATTGGAAAAATAATAAATATAGTCCAAATAATTTATCTATACATATACTATGGTAGAGACCCAAACGGATTCGTTTTAACAATCATTCCTCCTATTAAAAAGTCAGGTAAATTTTTATCTCCTTTAATCTTTTGTTTTAGTTTGAATTGTTCTTGTAATCGTTTGGTTGGAATCTCTTGGACTAATGTTGGTGTCTTATCATTAACTTTAATTGTTGGTCTAAATAAAGGATATGCTGAATCATCTGTTATACCTAATAGCGGATTAACATCAATCCAATTTTCTTCAAACCATCTTTCAAGATTTCTTTCTTTACCATCATCAATATATTTACCGCCTCTTTGTTTATATTCTTTTACAATTGCACCTGATGCGAATGCGGAGTTTTTTTTATAACTCTTCATAATTTTCTTTTTAACCTTATCATAAAGTTCAGGGTCTGCTGGTGTTGGCATTATACATTATATTTAGAAAATATTTTATATGTATATATTAATATGCCACCTAAAAGTGATAAGTATAAGAACATTAAGTATTACGCAAAGGTCTATGGAATAAGCGTTTTAAAACCAAATGGTAAAAGGAAGTCGGTTAATGAATTAAGTATTGATATATATAACTATGAATTAGAGAATCAACCTGACGACGGACTATACCCATTCTTAAAAATTACTACATAAGTTCTGTAAAGTTCGGTGAAATTATTTGAAGTTATTATTATCTTCATATAATCTATAATATGGAATTGAGTTGTGAATTGGATTTAGAACTTTCTTTGAGTGAATACAAATATATCTATTGTGTTATTGAAGATAGATACAAACAATACTTTCTGTATGAAGAGGATACACGATACATTCATAACAAAGGTGGTGAGGTAAAGGTCATTAGATGCAGAGAAGGAGATTTAGTTTATGTAAGAGCAAAGATGAACTCAAAAGATAGGTTTTAACTGGTAAATCTAAATAGGGTAAAAATCTATGCTGTGGTAATTTTTTCAAATATTTTTTAAATCCTTACCATACTATGCTTTTAACTGGTAAATTAAAACATCATTTAAACTTGTTATTTTTTATGGTGCGAAAATATTTTGACTTTTTTTATTTTTATTTTAGAGCATATATAGTAAGCATTTTAATTAATTTTTATATTACTATATTTCTCAAAATTATTCTGTTTAGGTATTATATAAGATGAGTTTCCAAACTGAACCCTCTGCCTCTTCTGCTGTCCTTGACGCTTCTGCTTCCTCTGTTTCCTCTCGTGTTATGGTAATAGATGGTTTAAATATTGAATTTTTTGAAGATTCAATAACTGATGACCTTATGACCTATACGGATAATTCAAATTTAAATTATCAACCCTTACTATATCCAAAGCATAAAACAATTACAAAAATTTTAGGCGGTAAGATTGTAGTTAGTGAAGATTGTTTTATTGAGAATACTGAAAATATTGACTGCGTTATATGTATGGAAAAACAACCAATAATGTTTAAAGGTTTATGCCCTTGTAATTTAAGCGAATGTAAAGAATGTTTTTTAGAGCGTGTAAGCAAACAATTTTATAATAATTTTAACGCCACACGATGTTTAAGTAATAACCATAAAGGAGCGTGTTATTGTAAATTAGTTAAGGAAGCAGAGCAAAAAATAGAAACTATACAACCTATTACAGCACAACAGATAATAAAATATAGAAAAGAAAAAAATCTTATGAAGATGATGGAAGAATATAATTTTGATGTTTATGAAGCAAATGTTAAAGATAAAGATTTTAATTTATTACCATTATGCTTTCAAATTTTTAAAGTTTTATGCGACCGAGTTGAAACTTCAATATTAACAAATGGAGATTTAGATGTTTGTATGAATGCTAAAAAGCAGTTCTATTTTTATGAAGATGATGATGTAAGCAAACCTATAAGATGGGGTTTAGGCGGTTATGATTGGGACGATAAAAATAGTTGGAGATACGGACATACAACATTTTATGTAATAAGTAGAGACCGATTAGGTAAGCGTTTTATTAAAACGAGAATCTCATTTGATGAAGACGAGCAAATTTTAGATACATTAGAAACTCATATTGTAGATTCACCGAAAGCATACGGACGAGAATATGCTTTTGATTTAATGAAACATAACTATCAATTAGCACTTGGTAATAATGCCGATAGTGATGCTTTTAGAGCAATTTATGATAATGATGATTTAGAAGAATTACTTATGGAGATGATAGACAATAAAAAAACGATTGATGTATGCCGTCAAATTTTAGACAACGATGATGTAAATATATGTGAGTTGATGGGTTGCGAATGTTTTGAATACGAACAAATGGAAGGAGACGATAATACAGATTATTATATAAATTATTATGATGAAGGGGTTGAACTTCAATAAATAAATATTGATTATGATGTAATTTTTTTTATCAAGTTTGCACGATATATAGCATAGGATTTAAATTAAATTTATATTACGATATTTTAGGAAATTTTTATGTTTAGGTAATATATAAATGAGTAATCAAAAAGACTTTGAGCGTAAGCGTGATTTTTTAGCGTGTGGTGATGGTGTGGTTTGTAATCATACGGCAGACGGAATAACATATATGTTAAACCCTAAAATTTATTTTAAATTTGATGTTTTAGAACAAGAGCGTTTAACATATGAAACTGCCGATGTTGAGAAGGGAAAATTAGATGGAACAAAGAGCAAGAAAAAAATTAAAATTATTTATGCTGTTGATAATAACAAAGGACACACATATTATAACACTTATAATGAGTTGTATCCTTTACAAAATGGAACAAAAAAATACTGCGTAAATTGTTATAAACCTATAATTGAAAGAAAAAATGAATCTAAAAATTATTCAAAGCGTTATGCGTGTGTGAGTTGTGATGCTGATATTGGAAGAGAGCATAAGAAACCGATTGAAAAATGCGGTTGGAATTGTTAAGCAATAAATATATTTTTTATGACTGAATAAGGTCATAAAAAATTTTTCAAAGTTGCACGATATATAGTCATAATTCATCGTAAGGAATTATTTTTACGAAAAAATATTTTTTGAGACCATATATGCTGTGGGATATATCGTCATTTTTAGATATGGTCTTACGATATATTAATTTGTTTA